TTAGAGCGACTTTCGGCGGGCCTCACGGCTGCGTTCGTACACCCTGGCAGTGGTCCCCGGATCGGCGTGCATGTCGGGCAATTCCTTGAACCGCAGCTTGTAGTAGGTGGCGTAGTGCGCCCGCAGGTCGTGGAACGTAAAGCGTTCGGCCACCACCTTCTCGGCCAGGGCTTTCGTCATCAGCCGCCCCCACATCGTCTTGAAGCCCGATTCTGAATATGGGTTGCCAGTCTTTGGCGCACGGAACACAGCCCCCAATGGGTTGTACCCCGGCAGGGCGCGCATCCTGTCGAACACCGCCCGCAGGGCATCCCCCATCTCGATCAGCTCTCGGCGCTCCCGGCCTCGCTGCTTGGCGCGCATCAGGCGTACTATTTCCTCATCCACCTGCGGCCAGTGCAGGGTGCGGAACTCAATGCGCCGACTGCCTGCCAAGGCCGCAAACTGGGCCATGCTGACCAACACTACGGCGCTCGGGCCTTGCTGTAGCGCCCATGCCACAAACGGCTCCAGTTCGTGATGTTCCACCAGGCGGGTGCGTGACTGCTCTTTGTTCCGTCTGACCTCTTTGCAGGGGTTGCGGTCAATCTCCCCGCGCTCCACGGCTAGATTGCACAGGTTGGACAGCAATGCAACTTCCCGATTGGCGACCACTGGCGCATCGGCACGGTACATGCGCAGGTAGCGGGCAATGTCCGCAGGCTTGATGGCCCCCACAATGCCGCGCTCAAACACCTTGGACAAACGCCCCCAATAATCTGCATAGTCTCTCCGGGTGGTGTCCCCAAGGTCCAGATAAGCGTGTGATGCTTTGTAAATCCGCCAGAGCTGCCCCATCGTGCCGGTGTCTGGTGCTTTACTGTTCATGTCCAGCACTTGGCGTATGGCTTTGGTCTTGTCCGTGCCCAGGTTGATCGGCTTGCCACCCCTTGGGTGGTAACGGTAGGTGACGGTTTTGCCGTCCTTGTGCGGGCGGGCCTCCATGAGTGGCAGCAAGCCTAGGGCGCTGGCCCGGTCGCGTGGTCTTGTCATCCTGTCCCCCAGTTCAAACCGGTGTCATTGCTGGCCGGTGTTTCTGCAGACTGCAAGCGCGCGAGCATATCCCTGGTGACGATTGGGCGCCCATCAGGGCGGCGCTTGATCTCGCACCCCAACAACTCGCGCAGGTGGCGCACTTGGGCGGCTCCTTGCTTGATAGGCTTGGTCAGCTCGCCCACTTCTTCATCGGTGAGTGCTATGGTCATGGTTTCTTTCCTCCCTGCCGCTTCCGCAGCCAGGTGAAGTGCGGCGGATCTCCCGCCTGTTGATATGCAGTCCACAGAGCAGCGCCATCCGCGCACCGCTCCCTTGAACCAGGGGCAGTGCCAGCGGCGCGGCATGTGGGGCAGTTGGAGTGGTGGAGCTGGTAACCCTTGTCTGCGGCTGACCAGTCGGGCGGGGTGGTCATGGGGTGGGGAAGCCGTCCCAAGTGCGGCCATCGAGCAGGCGACCGGCGGCTTTCTTGCCGACGCGGCGGATCTCGTTTCGCGTCCGGCCGCCGTCGGTGCTGATGGCGACATAGTGGTCAGCGGTAACGCCGTCAAGCGTGACGCTACAAAGGTTGCCGGGTATGCGCGTGGACTCAGGATGCACTGGCGACGTTCCGACAGACGCCCACTCTCCCCATTGCTTGAACAGGAACGGCACGCCAGCGGCCTCGCACTGGTCGCGCAGGCTGCGGGCCCAGTCGGGGTGCATGGGGCGCGCACCGGGGCCGCTCTCGCCGCCGACGATCACCCAGTCCAGCGCTGGAACATCGTCGGCAGGCTCACCCTCATCGTTCACGCAGTTGGTCGTTCCCTTGAGCGGGTAAATCACGGCGTCACCGCCGAAGACATCAATGCTCGTCAGATCAACAGGGCCCAGCAGCGGCTCCATGCTCAGGAACCGCACGCGCGCAGGCACCTGCAGCAGCTTGGGGATGTCGCGATCAGCCTCGGCCTGGTTCACGATGGTGGCGCCGATCCAGACATTGGGGTAGTGCTTGTCGAAGTCGAACGGCACGGGCAGCATGTTGCCCACATTGCCGATGCGCTTGGTCAGCAGCAGCCAGTCCAGATTCGGTGTGGCGGCGATCAGCTCGAACAGGTCAGCGCGCCACTGTGGATCCACCGCGTTGTCGAACACATCGGCCAGGGATGCGCAGAAAACCCGCTGGCGGCGGCCGTGCTGGGCCATGAAGGCATCGGCCTGGGCATTCCAGCGCAGCGGCATCTTCCAGTTGGCTGACTTGGTACGCACACGCTCATTGCCAGGGCCCCAAACGGCCACGCCCATGCGCTTGTCCATGAGGTTTTCGGCATAGCAGTGGTCGCACCCGGGGCCCACCTTGGTGCAGCCAATCCAGGGGTTGAAGGTGTGGTCCGTCCACTCGATTTTGGTGTTTTCGGCCATGGTGGCTCCAGAATGAAAAAGCCCCGCATGAGCGGGGCTGGTTGTGGGGTTGGTGCCTGTCAGGCGGTGGGTGGCGCGAGGCGGGTGCGGGCGGCAGTTATTGCCGCGCTGACACCGGCATGGTTGTAGTCGGCCGACTCCAGCGCCTCCAGCATCTGCCGTATCAGCGCTTCGTCGTCCTTGCGGACCTCGGCCAGCAGGCTTTCTAACCCCGCCACTGAAAACCCGAAGGCCGGGTTCTGTGTGTCTGCGCGGTTGCGGTAGCTCAGTGCGCCGTGGCGCTTTGCCAGCGATTCCAGCGCGTCGATCTGTTCAGGTGTCAGCGCCATGCTGTCCTCCTTTTCTTGCCGAAACGATCAGCCACACAGCGGCGATGTTCCAAACTGCCAAGATGAAAAGCGAAGCTGCCAACCAAATCAAGGCTTTGATTTCTTCGACGTTACAGGCCATGCTGGCCTCCTTTGATGCCGTGGTGTTGCTCTGCGAAGCGCACACCAGCCATGAACGCCTGCACAAACTGATGAATGCCCGGGGTGCGGCAGAACGCATCCAGAGCCTCATCGTGTGTCAGCGGCACCGCCCCGGCCTGCGCCTGAGTGGGCTGCGGTGTGCGTGTGTTCCATGCAGCAACGGCATCGGCCTTTGCAATCTCTGGTGTCTTGCGGACGGCCATCTTGTGCGCACAGGCGGAGTGGCGACCGCAATAGCAGGCAATTGCGTAGAAGAACTGCGTGCCGTCGATGTTGTCTGGGCGCTCGATGGTGGTCGGCGCACCGCCGCAAAACGGGCACGGCAGTAGTTCTGTCGGTTCAGTCATGGTTTGCTCCTTGCTTGCGGGCGGCGATGGCTGAATCAATGGCCTTTGCCACATCGAATAGGCAGGAGTCGCAAAGATCGAATTTGCGGGTTGCGTCCGCGCAGGCGTGGCCGTGCATGTCCAAGGCGTGGGCGTTGAGCGTCAGCTTGCCCTCTTGGCGAGAGTTCTGCGCATCAATCGTGACGCCGCAGCCGTCGCAGGTTTTGATGATCTGCGCGGGAATGGTCTTGGTGCTCATGGTTTCTCCAGCGGGCCAAGAGGCCACGGGTCAACGATTTCTGTGATTTCGGTCATGGCGTCGTGGGCGGTGGGCCCATCTGGGGGCAGGTATCGCTGCACCACTGACAGCACCTTGCGCAGTGCTTGCTCGGCCACCATTCCCTCTGGGGGAGAGGGGTGGGAGTAGAGTGATTGAGCCTCGTATCCGGTCCACCGTTGCGGCGCGCGCAGTACCATGTCGTGGGCCTCCTTGGTGCAGTCCTCCCAGTTGCCATTGGCTCCACTGCGATAGCGCCATGCCACTGGCTCACTCCCCGCATTTGCTGCGAGGGAGGCGACAACCTTTGCACGGGCTTCTGCGGTCTTTGCGTTGTACGTGTGGCATCCGCCGATGTGGCGCGCTTCCGCGTAGGCATCGACCAACGCCATCAGGTCGCGCTCCTTGCTGTCTGTTTTATCGGTCATGGTTTTCCAATCAAATCAGGTCGTGGCGCCTGATAAATAAGCGCCGGTAGCTATGAATTTCGCAGCGCAGGTCCAGAAACGAAAGAGCCCGCTGGGTTGCGGGCTCTGTGGGGTGGGGGTGCTGCTCAGGCGACCTGTTCAATCGTCTGGATGTTTTTCAGGTTGATGACTTCGCCGCCGTCGCACTTCACGCGCGCAGTGGCCAAGCGGTACGCCTCCTGGTGCTCGCCGTAGGAAACTTGGCGCAGCTGGAATTCGTGGGCAATAACCAGCATGCGTATGGACTCCAGCTCAGTGGCGCGCAGCGCGCCCGACTTCCAGCCTTGTGGGCTGTCCTGGCGCGTGCCGATTTCTTCCAGGGCATCCAGTGCCGCTTTCAGATCGGATCTCAGGCCCTTGACCACGCCGCCGTCCTCGATGGCCATGCCCACGTTCACCAGGGTGCACAGGCGCAGCCAGTCCTTGAAGTTGCCTTTGCCCACACGGAAGGCCTCCACCGCCCGGCGGCTGGGCACGATGTAGTGCTCAATCTCCGGCGTGGTGAGCTTGGTGGCGTTGCGAATGGCCACGTTCACCGGAGAATCCGGTAGGTCCGTGACGAACTTCATCCACTCGGGTTGCTTACCCTTTGCGGCAAGTCGGCGCAGCTGGCGGTTCACGGCCGCCCCCGATACTGCAGTTCCTTGCCCTCGTACCGCCCGCGCATGGTGCTGTTCAGGTGCGGGATGGTTGGGTGGTCGCGCAGGGTGATGCGCTCTTTCTCGCGCTGGGCCTCCCACTTGGTCTGTGGGACTGGGTTGGACAGGGCGAAGCCTGCGGGTTTTTTGGGGGTGGTCATGGTGTAAAAAAGCCCGCACTTGGCGGGTGGCTTTGGTTGTTAGGCGAACAAGGGGCCAACTACGTCGGCTATTCGGGCATCCTGCAGTGGTTGGTATGCGGGGTTCAGCTCGCACCCCAGGTACTGGCGGCCATGCTGCAGCGCTACGGCGGCAGTGGTGCCGCTTCCCATGAACGGGTCCAGCACAATGTCGCCAACTCGAGATCCCGCAAGAATGCAGGGTTCAATCAGCGCGGGAGGAAACGTTGCGAAGTGGGCGCCTTTGTAGGGGCGCGTGGCCACTGTCCAGACACTGCGGCGGTTTCGCATCGCCCCCTCCCAAGGCACTGAGCCAGCCTGGTGGCGGCTGTCACCCGGCAGCCCTGGACGTGGTTTGCGTGCCAAGTTCCCAGAGCGGCGAGCAACCGCTTTCATGGTGCCGTTGGTCTTTCCCGGAACCCTATCGCTTCCGGCTTGTTGCTCGAGATCCTGGGACAAACGCGCAACCGTGCTCGCTGCAACCTGTTCCATCACCGCTTCTTGGTCGTAGAAGTAGCGCTCCGACTTCGACAGCAGAAACACATACTCATGCGCTTTGGTGCAACGGTCGGTGACGCTCTCGGGCATGGGGTTCGGTTTCGACCAGATGATGTCCTGGCGTAGATACCAGCCGTCGGCGCGCAGTGCAAATGCCAGCAGCCAGGGTATCCCGATCAGGTCTTTTGGCTTGCAGCCGCCGGGTACACCAGCGCCGATCCCTTGGCCCTGGGTGACGGCTCCGCTTCCAGAAACTCGACCGGGTTGGGTGCCGCGCTGTCCCGCATAGCTGTCCCCGATGTTCAACCATAGCGTGCCATCGTCGGACAGCACGTCGCGCACGCAGCGGAACACCTCGACCATGGCCGCGATGTATTCCTCGGGTGTCTGCTCCAGGCCAAGCTGGCCAGGGTGCCCGTAGTCGCGCAGGCCAAAGTAGGGCGGGCTGGTAACACACATTTGCGCACGTACGCCGTCAGCAGCCCAGGCGCGCATCGTCTCTCGGCAGTCGCCGGTCACAGTGATGTTCATAAAAGGGCTCAAAAAAAGCCACCTCGGCGGGTGGCTTGGGGGTTGGGTTGCTGGGTGGGTCAGAACGGTGGAATGTCGTCGTAGCCGTCTTGCTGCGGCGCTTGGCGTTGTTGCGGCTGCCGCTGTTGCGGCGCCTGCTGACCGTCGCGCGGCTTCGGATCATTCAGGTAGGCCCAGCCGTCCCAGCCAATCGGGATCGCTTCCAGCTTGAGCATCAGCCCGTTTTTTGTTTCGATCACTGAACCCAGCGTCTGATAGCGACTCTTTTCCGCTCCGGTGCTGTCGGTGTACTTGCCGGTGACTGCTGTTACTTCGTACTTGCGTGCCATGATGGCCCTTTCAAATTGCCCGCCGCCCAGCGCGGCAGGAGTTGGTTAAGCGGCTTGCGCTGTTGGTTGGTTTGCCTTGAGCAAAGCGCGCAGTTTGCTTTGCGGCGCCATCAGCTTCCAAGCGGCAATCTTGTGGTCGTTGTCGGCAATCTCGTAGTACGCAGAGATGGCCTCAAACTCCTTGCCTTCGGTCCAGGCGGCAACGATGCCATCGACAATCGCGGCCACATGTGCTTGCTCTTCTGGCGGCAACTCAATGTCCGGCACTGGGCTGACCTTGGGGGATGGAGGTTTTGGAGCGGGCGGCGGTGACTCTGCGTAGCCAGACTCCAGTGGAAGTTTTGCCCACAGCTCATAGGCCAAACCAAAGGTGAACGCAGCGGCCATGCACACCCCACGACGGTGCGTGTCCGTTATGTCGCGTGCTGTGATTCGATCCACCGGGATAGCTGCGTTGCGCACATCCATAACCGCTTGTGGCACTGGTGGTGTGGTTACATCGCCGTTGCGGAACCGGATCAGCAGGTAGGCCCCCACGGGAGCCTGGTGCAACACGTAGCCATCCGGCGCTGTCACCATTTCTGGTTGCCAGCCGGGGGCATGTTCGCGCAGTAGCGCCATGGTGCGCGACCAGTTGATGTAGCTTGCGGAGAATTTGCCCGTCCCAATCTGTTCGACCAGGTTGGAAGTCGCCACGCCCGCGAGGTTTGGAATGTTGGTATTCATGGTCAGAATGGTGTGAAAAGCATTTCGCGCAATGCGCCAATGCGGGTGTTGTTGATGCGGGACAGCTTGTAGGCGCCCCAGTAGTAGCGAAGTGTTTTCATGTGTGCTCCTAGTCCCGCGCCACAACCCACGCAGAGCGCAGGGCCTGCAGCGGCGGCAGGGTTTGTCGATAAATGCGGTACAGCCGCCAGAAATCGTGCAGGCGGTTCACTTCCCCGCCTCCTTCGCCGCAGTCGCCACCGCATCAGCTAAATCAGCCTGTACCGCGGCATACGTGTCCACATCGCTTGTGCAGCCGCTGAAAACCAGCACTGCAAGCACTGCGGGAACGATCAGCCAGCCACGGCGGCGGAACGCCCAAATGGCGCGCTTGTGTAGCGGCGTCTTGTGCACCTCTATTGCCATTGCCATCTGAGCAGCTGTCTTGCCGAAGCCGGGGCAGGTGCGGGCGTAGGTGCTGGTGTTGTCGTCTAGGTATGAGGGGGCGCGAATCATGGGGTCTCCTTCAATGCAGGGTTAGGGCCGCCGATGCCAGATGGGCGCTGCCACTTGGTAATGGCTGTCAACACATTGCCTGCGGCATTGACGGGGCGGAGGGAGCGCCATGCGCCGCACTGGTAACACCATTCCACGGCGCCGCCAGCGATCAGCCAGCTATTGCGCTCATGCCGGTGTCGGGTGGGTGGGGCAGCGTTCTCCCTCTTCGCCTTCGCCTGGCTGGCCTCACTCGCTGCCAGTGCTGCAGGGCGGTCGCGTTCGGTGCGGGTCATTCGTCCACCTCCGCGTGCCATTCGCCGTACCAGCGCGCCAGCGTGTCGAGAGCTTCCTTTGCTTCTGGCGCGCCCTTGTCGGCACAGCTCACCAGTGCGCGAAAAACAATCGCGTCGTGGTCCCGAAAGTCGAAGGCTTCGCGCAGCCTGTCGAACTGTCCGGCCTTGGCCTGCTCCAGGGTTTCGCGGGTGAGCCGGACTTCCTCGGCTTCCAGCGCTTCGGCGTACCGCTGGCGCTGGTCTTCGTGCGCTGCGCACGCCAGCATGTCGATTTCAAAGGCCATGTCACACCTCACTTTCAACAAACTCGCCTTCCGGACTGAGTTGGTAGAAGACATCAGGCTTGATCCCGTCCTGGCCAACCATCGCAGCGCGGATGCAGATCAGGTCGCCGTCATCGTTGCGATGCGTCAGCACAATCGCACCGCCCGCGCTTGCCTTTGCCTTTGCATCGATACCCAGAGCGGCTGCCACAGCGTGCTTGCCCGTGGTGGCGGCGTTCGCCTCTTCGCCCGTGGTGGCGGCGTTCGCCCAGTTGCCCGTGGTGGCGGCGTTCGCCCGGTAGCCCGTGGTGGCGGCGTTCGCCCAGTTGCCCGTGGTGGCGGCGTTCGCCCAGTTGCCCGTGGTGGCGGCGTTCGCCCAGTTGCCCGTGGTGGCGGCGTTCGCCCGGTAGCCCGTGGTGGCGGCGTTCGCCCGGTTGCCCGTGGTGGCGGCGTTCGCCCGGTAGCCCGTGGTGGCGGCGTTCGCCCAGTTGCCCGTGGTGGCGGCGTTCGCCTCTTCGCCCGTGGTGGCGGCGTTCGCCCAGTTGCCCGTGGTGGCGGCGTTCGCCCAGTTGCCCGTGGTGGCGGCGTTCGCCTCTTCGCCCGTGGTGGCGGCTTCTGCGCCTGCGGCAACCTGCGCCGCAATCGCCACCGCATCAGCGCCAGCAATGATGGCCGTTTGCTTTACGCGGGTGGTAGTGTCCAGCTCGGCAAACAACTTGCCCACCAGCCAATCAGCGTCGTCACCGCGTTTATCAGCGATCAGCGCGCGGTACACGGGCACGAACTCTGCGCCCTCGGGGAACTTGCCAAGAAACCAGCGGTAGCCATCGCTACACGCGGCCCACGACTTCACGCGGTCTTTGGTGATCTGGAGGTTGTTGGTGGTCGCGGTCGAATCAGCCATGCTGGCTCCTTGGGTTACGTTTTGCATTGCGCCTCCTGGGCGTAAAAAAGCCCTCACTTGGAGGGCTCAAGAAAATCGGGCGGGAGGATGACGGCTTCCTCTCCGGGACACCAACTCAACGGCGGCTCTTCTCTGATCGCTGCATTGAGCGCATCGAATGCCGCCATCAACCGGTCGCTTACCTCGCCGTCTTCTGGGAGGTCATCGCTGAAGTGCTCGTTTGGGTCAATCTCGCTGGCCATGTTTGGCTTGCAAAACACCAAGCGCGCATCCTCGGGTTTGATGTCGTTGTCAGCCAGCCAGTCCGCTATTGCTTCTGCGTCGAAGAAGTAGGTATCCCCATCAAACACCGCGACAAGTTCCCCGTCGTATGCCCGGCGTGGCATCGCAGCGAACTTTGCATCCATACGCTCGTCGCGGCACATCCGGCACCAGCCGCGAGTCTCGACAACGCCATGCGCCGGGTTCTGGCTGCAGGTGCGGTGCGTCGATCCGTCGTAGCGGGCCATGTGCTCGTCCTGGCCCCAGAAATGACCAGTTCTTGATACCCAGCCCGTGACCGTCTGTAGGCTTGCGGCTTCATCGGATTCGTAAAGGACAGGCTTTTTGTCAGATGACATGGAGCGCTCCAAATAAAAAAGCCCCGACAGGCGGGGCGAACCCCTGCGCAAGGCAGGAGGGGAGGGATGGGGCTTGCCCTGTCTATAGGAGGGCAGGGGTGTAGCTAGTCGTCCTCTGCGGTCACCAGCGAGCCGTCATCGTTGATTGCCATCAACTTCAGGCCGCAACTGCCGCGATCTGCGACCCATACCGGCACGCCAGCGTGCATGTAATAGTCGCCGCCCTTCCAGCCATGAAAGCACGCGCCCATGGCGTCCTTGCATTTCTCAAGTAGATGCTTGACGGCTACGGGGTCTGTTGGCTCAAACGACAAGTCCGAGTAGTACCCGCGATAGCTATGCGGGTTCGACAGCGGAACCATCACATGGTCCGGAAGTTCTTGCAGGCGTTCGATCATCTTGCCAAGCGTCATTTGTGACTCGGCGCGCTCTTTCATCCATTGGGCCGAAAGACCATCTACCAACGCTTGCATGTTCATACTGCTCTCCTAGTATTTGGTGAATGGGTGGGCTACTCGCTGCACCAGTTGCTCCGCTACATGGCGGCTCACTCAGGCTGGCATCTGCTTTCGCCCGTATTGGGGGGCACTCCCGGCCCCTGGTGTAGGGGCGGGGTGGGGTTAGGCGCTTTTTTCTTCGGTCTCATCCGCAACGCCACGCCCTGCGCTCTTTGCCAAGCCCAGCAGCACATCCTTGTGCGCACGCCAGAACCGCAAAGCATCACGGCCATCCATCTGCGCAATGCGTTTGTCGTCGTACTCGTCCCAGTCGCTAAGTTTGTGCAGCTCGCAGCCGATTTGCATGTGTTCATCCAGGATGGTCACGCGCCAGTGCAAACCAAACAACTGGATAGGAGCTTGGTTGATCACGATGCCATCACGCCACTTGGCGTCCGACAGGTTGGCGCCCGACAGGTTGGCGCCCGACAGGTAGGCGCCCGACAGGTAGGCGCCCGACAGGTTGGCGTCCGACAGGTTGGCGCCCGACAGGTAGGCGTCCGACAGGTTGGCGCCCGACAGGTTGGCGTCCGACAGGTTGGCGCCCGACAGGTAGGCGCCCGACAGGTAGGCGCCCGACAGGTTGGCGCCCGACAGGTTGGCGCCCGACAGGTTGGCGTCCGACAGGTAGGCGCCCGACAGGTTGGCGCGCGATTCCACCGCCCTCTCCAGCGCGTACCGCGTGCGCAGTCCGCTTGCCATATCGTCCGGCACATCGCACTCGAACAATACCGAGTCGTTCCAGCGATGCTTGATCTGATGCTTTGCCATGGTGGTTCCTTCGTGGTTGAAATCAGCAAGCGCCTCGTTGGAAGCGCCTGGTGGTTTGCCGTGCGTTGGCGGGGCGGGGTGATTACTTGCAGCGCGCTTTGTGTTTCTTGATGCGGCGTAGCTTCATGGCGGCGCGGTGAGCTGCTTTGTGCGCGCCGGGTGCGCGGCGGTTGCTGTGCCCCTGACCTTTGCCGCGAGAGACATAAGGCCCGAGTTCAGCGATTTGCGCCTGCTGCAACGAGGCAGAGGCTGCGCTACTCATGATTCCAGCGATTGCTACTGCCATAGCCATGGCGCGTGCAAATGGTGCTGAGCGTTGCATGTGTGTTCCTTTGTTGAAAAACAGAGAGCACTGACCATCAATGCGCTCTGGTTTTGCCCCTGTCTCCAAGGGCTGTCCCGGTTACTCGATCCGGGTCCACTGAGGGAAGGGTTAGGCCCAAGCTATGACGCTCTGAGGCTGCGTGTGACAAATGGCTTGACTGATGCGTTAAGGGCTCGCCACACCCAAGTACCCCGCGCGCCGTAGCGCTTCCTTTGTCCGGGTAACTCGCCTATCGACAACCTTTGCGCATTTCCTCCCCGCGCTGTCACCGCGAGGCATGCGGCCCACGTTTTTGCGTGGAGCAGAGAGCGAGGGAGCGACCGCCGCTGTGCATCTCTCTGTTGGTCTTTTGCTGTTGTTGGCTGACCGCCTCACCCGGATTTGCTGCTAAGCCACTCCCGGTTTGTGCCCGCTGCGCGGGTGTGATTGAAGGTGATGTGAATGCCGCCCTGAGCCGTCACGAGTTCTCAGGCCCCTAGAGCCAGTGGACACGCTGCAGCGTGCTACCCACCTCCCTTGCGCACTACGCCTATTCGCCGCGGCAATCACATCACCCTCAGTTTTTAAGGAACTCCGTGGTGACCGCCGATCCGCTCACCCTGTCGCTGCGTTTTGCTGCGATGGGTGTATTATTAGGTCACGCCTTATCGGTGTCAATAGGCATAGCCTTATAAATGAGGCGAACAACTACGTACGTAGTTTTGACGGGCAACAAAAAACCGCCTCGGTGGGCGGTTTGGGGATCGGGGCATGAATGCGGACGGGTGGTTTAGGCCCGCCCGCGTTCACTACACCAGGAGCGCAAGTAGAAGGATGATTGCATCGACCGGAGCCGAGAGGGTCACCTTCACCTTGCCAAACTGGACTGCGATTTGCAGCTTCATGGTTAGTCCCCATGTTGCGCGACCGCAGCACCGGTGCTTGGCCGCCTGTACGGGTGGCCTCGCTTTGGAGGTTACTGGAATGTTTGAGGGCGTTCGCGTGCGACCGCGAATCCTCTAGATTTCATTGGCCTCCTGACGGCGTATAGGCCATACGCCGGGGACGCCGGAGGGGTGGGGCCGTTAGTCGCATGGCGGCTTGTCCATCCCTCCGGGTATCCCGAATTCACCTGCAATCCGTATAGACGGCTAGCTAGCCTTGCACTTTTTCTTTTCCATGGCTGCAGTCACAGCCTCGCGTTCGCCGCGCACGTTTGCCAGCTCGGCGGCCTCTACGCCGTCGCCCTGGCCCACCCCGTACCAGAATGCTTGCGTTTCGCTGGTCTTAATCCGCTGGTTTTGAGCGGCCACCAGTTGGTTTTCGCGCCTGGCTAAGGCCGATATTTCCGCCACCAGGGCATCGCAGCTTGTGCTTTCGTACTTGAGCGGGGACACGTAGGCCCCTGTGATTTGGGTGGTCGGCGTTGGCATGTTCATGCAGCCAGAAAGTACCGCGACCCCAAGCGCGACTGCGCCAACCCTCATTTTTTGCATAGTTGCTCCTTAAAACTCTTCTCCGCGCCACACCTTCACGACGCGCGCAAAAACCTCAAAGTCCATCCCTTCGACAATGTCGAACGGGTCGTACAGGGTGTTGTAGCTTTTGGCCCGCAGAACTAGACCCGCAGCGGTTGGAATGCGCTGGAGTTGTTTCACGAAGCCCTCTTCCCCCACGCGGAAGAAATAGATCCCGTCCACGTCTGCGCGGTTGATGCCCCTATCAACCAGCAGTGGGTCGCCCGGGTTGAAAAGCGGCTGCATTGAGGGGCCAAACCCCGTGACGATGGCTAGGTTCTTGACTGATGTGATGCGGTGCACGTTCTCTTGTGCCCAGCGTTCCGATACGCGCCATTCCTTGATAACCCCCGGTTGCTCTGCCAAAACGATCCCCTTGCCCATAGAACCGCCCGTTTGGAACTGGCGGATTACGACATCACTAGTTTCTTGTTGTAACGAATGTGCAGAGGGTATGACGTTTACGCCGCCTACGGAAATTTCGGATTGCACGACCCCATCAGTCGGGTATGGAGCCTCTACGCTGGACAAGCCCCAATGTTCTGGCCCAACGACATCTGAAAAGTACGCCCACAGCTTTGGCAGCTTTTCTTTTCCGATGGTCCCACGGTTGATCCAGTCCTGAACGGACGGCGGTTTGACCCCGAAGTACGCGGCAACCGCGACCTTGGAAACACCCTTCTTTTCGATGGCGACGCGTATAGCCGCGCCAAGCTGTTCGCCTGTAAGCATCGCCTTATCTTCGATTAGGCAGTACATGTTAGGCAATTCCTATTGACTGAGATAAGGCCAAGCCTCATAATGAGGCTATGTCTAATGCAATTCTCAGGGCCGCAGAACAGCTTGGCGGTCAAGCGAGCCTGGCTCGCGCGATGGGGGTTCAGCCTCCGACCGTCAACCAGTGGGCTAAGGGCGACCGTCCGATCCCTGCTGAGCGCTGCCCACAAATCGAGGCCCTGACCTCTGGAAAGGTTCGCTGCGAAGAACTCCGCCCAGATGTGAATTGGGCAGTTCTTCGCAAGCCATCCCGCAAAGCCAAGCCCACCGCTACGGAGGCCGCACATGGATAAGCACATCTCCGAAGGCGACGAGCACCTGCGGCTGGTTAAGTCGGTTTTGTCGAGCACGTTCCCCAACATATCAGGCGCAGTTTCGGACCCCATTGCTTGGCTGAACGAGCGCACTGCGGCGTTGGAGGCCAAAGCGCCAGCGACTACCCAACTTGATCGGATTGAGCGCCTGTTGGAGGCGCTGCTGGCAAAAAGCCAAACGGCTTGTCTGCCTCCGCTCGCAGCATGTACAGCACATATGACGGCGGCACAAACAGTGTCAGCCCGTGGTTTTTTTCTCCATCCATCGGATGTAGCTGCAGAAAGCCAAAAGACGTTTCCAGCACCTCGCTGCAGCGGATCGACGGGCACTGACCCAGAGGCGAGCCAGTCATGACCGCATTGAACACGCTCAAGTCGATTGGCGCGTCTGGTCGAAAGATCACCCCGAATACCGGTTTCATGTCTGCCCCTTTCGTTGGTTTGGTTGCTTGCACTTCCATTGTCCAGCGTCAGCGGGTGGGCACCCATTCTTTCTAAACCTGCCAATCCACAGGAGAACACGACATGTACGCAGACCCTGCCGCTATCCGTGTGAAGCGCGTCAACCTCAGTCTCAACGCCGCAGAGATGCGCGTGATTGAGGCCGTGAGCGAGATCAACAACATGCAGCCCAGCACGTTCATTCGTGAGCTGCTGATGGAGGCGTTGGCGAAGCAGATTCATGGCGGCAATTCTGTGGCGGGTGCTGGCGAAATGCGAGCCACTGCTTAGTCCCTCTCCCGTTTCAAACACGTAACGGAATGAGCACCAGTGCAATCCAAACCACCACCGACAGTGCAGCTGTCAGAGGCAGACGCACGCAAGGTCCAGCAGTACGCGGACCAGAACGGGCTGACGCTGGAGCAAGCCTGCACGCAATTGACCCAGCAGGAAATTCAGGCGCGATTCGTTCGGCCCAAGGTTCCCGCTCGGGTTCTTCCATTCATCAAGCGCAACAGGTAAGCCCGCCCGCTGCGGCGGCTGAACTTTCGCGTAACGGAAAAGTTATGTCCCTCTGGAACCCACGCAAACCCCTGAACCAGCCGCCAGCCTTTGGCCGTGTTCGGGCACCCGATGCCACCCCCGCATACGACCGCGCCAAGGTAATCCACCAAGCCGCCCAGTTCGAGCGCATCACCCAAACCCGCAAGTACGGGATACGGCACGAGGTGAAGTGAAACGGTGAAGCCTGCTACCGAAAGTGCAGGCATGAAAAAACCCGCTGTCATCGGCTGGCAGGCCTCGGCGGGTTTCCTTAACTGAGGCAAATCATGACACAACATCAAATCCTTGCCAAGCTCCTGTCGCGTAAATGCGGCACTACAGCCATGGAGATCATCAGCCGCGTGGGCACCGTATGCCCTCACAAGCGCATGTCTGACCTCAAGGCCATGGGCTGGACTATCACCAAGCGCCGCATCCCTGGCAAGAACTACCACGCCTATTTCGGCACTGCTCCTAAGGGCTGCTGAGCATGGCCGGTGACTGGATCAAGATGCGCGGCAATCTGTGGGATGACCCACGGGTTGCCCGCCTTGTGGATATGACCGACTCCAGCGAAGCCGCTGTTGTTGGTGGCTTGTACTGGCTGTGGGCAACTGCAGATCAGCACACGCAAGACGGCCTGATGCCTGGCCTTTCCCTGCGTCAGATTGACCGCAAGACCGGCATTCAAGGCTTGGGCAAAGCTCTGTGCGATATCGGCTGGTTGTCCGAAACCGAAGCCGGTGTGCGCCTTGAAAACTTTGAAGAACACAACGGACAGTCCGCAAAGCGTCGCTGTGTTGACGCACAACGCAAGGCAACTGTCCGCACCGTGTCCGCTTCTGATGCGGACAAATCGCAGACGAGTGCAGGACAAGAAACGCCGAATCTCGGAGCTAGAGAAGAGAAGAGAAGAGAAGAGAAGAAAGAAGAAAAGGAAGACACCGCGCCGCGCAAGCGCGTCACCCCACCTAAGCCGGATGACATCGATCAACAGGTCTGGGATGACTGGCTGTCGCTGCGCAAGGCCAAGCGTGCCCCGGTGAGCTTGACCGTGCTGGAGGACGCCCGCCGCGAGTCATCGAAGGCCGGGATGTCGCTGGAAAACTTTCTCCGCATCTGGTGCCGCCGTGGCTCGCAGGGCCTGGAGGCTGCATGGCTCAAGCCTGATGAGCGCTCCACGGGCGAAACGGCATACCAGCGCTCGATGCGTGAGCGGGTTGAGGAAATGTCCCCATTGGTTGCGCGCAAGGCCCCTGGCATGGCGTTCGACCGGGCAACCCAAATCCTCGATTGCGTGATCGTGGAAGCCGAGCCTCTGGCAATTGGAGGTGCACATGGCTGAAACCTTTGCCGATGTGATTGACGCCATCTTTGCAAAGCTCGCAGTGCGTTATGGCGCCGAGTGGTTGCGCAAGTGGGAGGGCGTCGATATCGCCGCCGTCAAGGCTGACTGGGGCTATGAGCTGGGCGGCTTTGGCTGGGACTTAGAACCCCTGCGCTACGCCCTGCGCAACCTGCCGGAAAAGTGCCCGAACGTGCAGGAGTTCCGCGCGATTGCTCGCCGGATGCCACCGCCAGAGTTCAAGCAGCTGCCTGCACCAAAGGCTGACCAGGAAAAGGTCGCCGCAGAGATCGCAAAACAGATCGGATTGAAAGCCGCACTTGCTCCCAAGGGAGACATGAAGGACTGGGCGCGCGCAATTGTGAAGCGCGCCGAGGCTGGCGAAAAGATCCGCCCCTACACCCTCAAATCAGCCCGCCAAGCGCTGGGCATGGAAGGAAAGATGTCATGGCAATGACCCGCGCACAAGCAAACCACATTCTCGACCTTGTCCGCGCTGGCGGCACCGTCCCAGAGTCGCAAATCCTGTTTGCACTGTGGGTCACCGGTGATCTGTTCTCGGAGGCCATCAATGCATGACCTGCTCAACCTGTCTCCACTGGTCACCCAAGCAATCCGGCCAGATGGCCAAGCATCGTCTAGCGATCTGCCTCAAGGGGCCGCGCTGGACGTTCTATCCACCACAGCACGTCTGTGGAAAGCACCAAGCAGTTGCACCGGATGTGGCGGCTGTGAGGGTTCAGTGGCTCAACAAGAAGGGGTGAAGCATGAACTGTAAGCCTGGGGATTTGGCGCGAGTGGTTGGCATGCCAAAACAGATGCAGTTGGCTAACAACCGAATTGTCAAGTTAAAGAATCTTCCGCCGATGGAAATTGAAGGATGCGCTTGCTGGGTTCTTGAAGACACGCTCCATGTGCAAGTCATTGGGAAGATGAAAACAAGCCGGGACACGTTCTTGCGTGGAGAGCAAGCGTGTCTTGACGCGCTGCCTGATGCCAACCTCCGCCCCATCCGCGACCCAGGCAGCGACGCCCAAGACGAAACCCTGTCCTGGCTACCAGTGCCAAGCACTGAGAAGGAGGCGGCATGAACCAGCAGTTCCCCGAAATCGTGGTGAGCGCAGATGACCGCCAGGTCGGCGGTTCTCACTACAAAGACATGCCCATGCAGCCATGGGACGTGATGCAGGCCTGGATGACGAAGGAGCAGTTCAACGGGTTCTTGCTCTGCTCGGCTCTGGCCTACATCGCTCGCGTCAACACGGCTGGCGTCGCAGGTAAAGGCGGTCGTACAGATATCGCGAAGGCGGCTCACTACCTAGAGAAGTGGCTGCAGGAGAACCAACATGCGTGATATCGCAGGGCAACAGTTCGGACAATTGATCGCTGCGCATGTCGCGGGCCGCGATAGCACTGGCAAGGTCACATGGATGTGTGTCTGTGCGTGTGGCAACCAGAAGGCGGTGACCATGCTGAATCTCACCTCCGGCAACACCAAGTCATGCGGCTGCGCGCGCCGCGTGTCCCGCAAGCGCAAGGATTTGTCCGGCCAGCGCTTCGGGTTGCTGACTGCCATCAAGACTGATGGCCATAAGCACTGGGAATGCGTGTGTGATTGTGGCGTGGTGGCCCGAGTGATGACGGTGCACCTCGTCCGCGAGCACACCCGTTCGTGCGGCTGTTTGAGGATCAACCCATCTCCGAGTGCGGCAGCTCTCAAGCGCCGTGAGCGTAACGCCCTGACAGGCTGGGTGAAGGGGGCGATTGCGGATGCTGGCGGAGTATGTGACTGCTGCGGGTCTTCGGAGCAGCTGCACGCTCACCACATCATGCCCTTTGCCACCCATCCTGCAATGCGGGCCGATCCAGACAACTCCGCAGCGCTATGTGCTCCATGTCATCGCGAGGTTCACCGTCTTATCGCGAGTGGATTGACTGGAGGCGACGCGCTTTATGAATTGCTGAGCGCAGGCAAGGCGCAGCACTACCGGCAAAAGCTGGCCGAGATTGACGCGCAGGAGGGGCGGCGCCATGGCTGAGCCAATCGACCCCAACAAGGCGGTTGACTTCCTTTTGTCCAACGCTGGTAAGTTTGCCAAGGCCAAGAGCGAGCGCGTGCATCTTGAGGAATACCGCAAGTCGAAGAAGGCCCTGCTGATGGCTGAATGCGCCGAGAAGGCCGTGAACGCCCGCGAGCAATACGCCTACAGCCATCCCGAGTACATCGCCCTTCTGGAAGGCTACAAAGCCGCCGTAGAGGTGGAAGAGCAATTGCGCTGGGCACAGATCGCCGCCCAGCTCCGGGTGGAAATCTGGCGTAGCCAAGAGGCCAGCAATCGGGCTCAAGACAGGAGCTTGCGCTGATGCTGACCTACAAGCACCCCAAGGCCAAAGCCTGCGCAGTGTGCGAGCGGGTATTTGTGCCTGAGCGCATGGGGCAGCAGGTATGCCGCCCCGCCTGCGCCATGAAGAAGGTGCGCCAGGCCAAGGTGGAGGAACGGGCAAAGGTTCGCACCCGCAAGGAAGCCGCCAAGCGCCTACCCGCCCTGATAGCCGAGGCTCAAGCCGCATTCAACGCATACATCCGCGCCCGCGATGAAGGCCAGCCCTGCATCTGCTGCGGCAAGCCTTTCGAGCCCATGAAGCCGGGCGGTTCTGTGGACGCGGGCCACTTCCGCAGCCGTGGCGCTGCTGGGCACCTTCGATTCAACGAAGACAACTGCTTTGCCCAGCGCAAGAACTGCAACCGCCCCGGAGGGACTACTTACGCCGCGTTTCGTGCTGGTGTGGTGGCGCGCATCGGTGAAGCACGGGTGACCGCGCTGGAGGCCGACAACACGCCCCACAAGTGGACGCACGACGAATTGCGGGCCATCCGCGATACCTACAAGGCAAAGCTCAAGGAGATGAAGAGTGAGAAATAACGCAGGCCGCCCAGTAGGCGCACGCATCCGCGAGGTGCTGGAGATCACCGAAGCACGCGGCCAGGCCAACACCACCGAAATCCGCCTGGCAATGAAGGGCTACGTGGAATCCGCCAATGTGGGGAAATACTGCTCCCGCGCTGTGGGCCTAGGTCTGCTGACTGCCGACCGCACACAACACCCCATTGTGTACCGCGCCGTTGACGGCTGGAGAGAGGCGATCGACGCCCGCCCACCATCCCGCCGTCGCCCTGAACCACGGCCAACGCCGCAGCGTACATGGCGCATGGCAAACAGCGTCTTTGCACTGGGGGCCGCATGACCCAGCCCGCAAAGCTCAACGGGTGCCACAACCGCCCGCCGTTCCTGAAATCGACCGAACTGCGGGACCACCACGGGCGCTTGGTGTCGTCTTGGCCCGCAGTCATGAACCCAGCCTGTCAGTACACGCACTCTGAATTAGGTCAGGCCGACCAACGATGCACCGGATGCAAGCACCGCGCAACCAAGGAGGCCGCATGATCCCGCGCAATCAACTGGGAGCCCACAGCGTTGCCATCCTTGAAGCTCTGGAAAAGCTGGGCCAATCCTCACCGCTGCAGGTCAGCGCCGAAACAGGGCTAAACCACGACCTTGCCCGCCAGTACCTGCGCCGCTGCGCCTTTCGTGGCCTGCTGAACGTGGCTCACATCGGCCGAGTGCCCATCTACACAGTCAAGGAAGGCTGGCGCGCAAGGTTTGAGCCGAAGCCGCGCCCGGTGATGCCACCGCCAGAAACCACCGTACAGCGGGCTATCCGCAAGAGGCCAGAGCTGCATTCGATATGGATGAACTGAAAGGACGGCCATGATGCAAAACGACATTGACCACCTGCTGAATGATCACCTCGTCCGCTGGCACAACTGGTGCAGTCGCTATCGGTTTGGCAAGGGATACCCATCGAGCGACGTGACCTGCCGCCAGTCCCGGACATCCAAGCAATACGACTACGATAACGGCGCCATTGATGCCTCAGTTGAGGACAGCATTGCAGAGGCGTTTGATGCCGCCATGGATCGCGTAGAGCAGCCGTATAGGACCGCTCTTTCGATCCAGGCTAGGAATCTGGCAACCGGCGCAACCGTCTGGAATAGCCCGCGCCTCCCCGCTGATCCTATGGAGAGATCGAAAATTTTGATGGACGCACGAAATATTTTGCTGAAAGTGCTTGCATCGACCGGAGTTATGGGGTAAAAATACGTCCGGCGGGATAGGTGTCTCTAAAATATCCTGCCAATATCACAGCCCCGCAGGTTCGCGCCTAGCGGGGTTTTGCTTTTGCCGTCAATGTGCAGGCTGATGCACTAATGACCTCGCTAGCTATTGCGTGGATCAGGCCCAGGATAAGGCGCAAGCCGATGCCTTTAAAAGCCGACCAAGGTAGAGGAAGCAACCACGTGGCATGCCGGAGATCAGCACCGGCGACGGCAATCATTGGGGGTTAGCTCAGTTGGTAGAGCAGCGGGTTTTGATCCCGCGTGTCGCAGGTTCGATCCCTGCACCCCTTGCCAGTTATGCGGGGCCGATCCAACACCATCCCGGCCATTTAGCGCCACGGCTTCGAGCCCCGCACCCTATCGAACCCCGAGAACACCATAAACCCTGTATGGCGGCTGACGGGTAAATCAGCCGGTTCTTTCTCGTATGCCCATACGACAGGGGGAGGCGCGAACGGCAACGCCCAGGCATGAGCTAGACCGATGGGCGCTTATGGGTTGAGCACTGCAGCCAAGCGGGCTTTGAACCACTTCTTCAGTTTGCGCGCATTCAACTTGCGCAATCGGCGCGATGTCCGGCCGGGTGCTGAGATGGCGCCAAAGTCGCTTGAACATATCTGCATAGGCGCATTTTGCGCTTTTATTTCACTTCGGACGAGCCGTAAGGAATCCGATATGTCTGAAAAACAAACAAAGCAATCGAAAGGTCGTGGCGGGGTTCGCCCTGGCGCTGGCCGTCCCAAGGGATCGCTAGACAAGGGCAATGCGCTCATCCGTGTCATGGTGGCCGATGCGCTTAATAAGGCGGGCGGCGTTGACTATCTGGTGCGCCAAGCCGACGAGAAGCCTGCGGCCTTTCTCGCATTGCTGGGCAAGGTGCTTCCTGTGCAGATCGAGGGAGGCGACGGTGGGCCGGTTGCGCATTCGCTGACGGTCACATTCAAGTGATCGAATTCCCGAAGGCGCTTCAGTTCCTGTTCAAGCCAGCCCGGTACAAGTGCGCCTACGGTGGGCGCGGTTCTGGGAAGTCTTGGGGGTTTGCTAGAGCGCTCCTCCTTGAGGGTGTGCAAAAGCCCTTGCGCGTGTTGTGTACCCGTGAGGTGCAGAAGTCACTAGCCGACTCGGTGCACAAGCTGTTGAGCGACCAGATAGAAGCCATGGGCCTGTCCCGCTTCTACGAGGTGCAGCAAACAGTCATCCGGGGCAAGAACGGGACAGAGTTCACATTTGCAGGCCTGCAGAGCCACACGGTGGACTCGATCAAGTCTTATGAGGGCGTGGACAGGGTATGGGTTGAAGAAGCCCACGCGGTAAGCAAGACTTCATGGAATGTCCTGCTGCCCACGATCCGCAAGCCAGGGTCTGAGATTTGGGTGACGTTCAACCCGCAGTTGGACACAGACGAAACCTATGTGCGGTTCGTAAAGAGCCCGCCGCCTGATTGCATCTCCATCCTGATGAACTACACGGACAACCCGTGGTTCCCGGATGTGCTGGAGGCTGAGCGAGTCCACGCACAGAACACTATGAAGCCCGAGGAATACGGGCACATCTGGGAAGGCCGCTGTATGCCAGCGGTTGAGGGGGCGATCTACTTTGATGAGGTGGCTGGAGCAGAGAGTAAGGGCCGCATCCGTGAGGTGCCCTATGACCCGCTGCTGAAGGTGCACGGGGTGTGGGACTTGGGCTGGAACGACAGCATGTCGATCATCCTGGTGCAGCGGTCGGCGTCTGAGATCCGGGTGATTGACTACATCGAGGATTCGCACCGCACGCTGAGCGACTACGCCCAGGACTTGAAGGCGAAGGGCCTCAATTGGGGTAGCCAGTACCTGCCACACGACGGGTACACGAAGGACTTCAAGACAGGCAAGAGCGCGCAGGAGATCCTGGCCGCGATGGGATTGACAGTGCCGGGGGACACGCAGAACCCAGGTATCCCACGAATGGACATTGAATCCGGTATCAAGGCCGCGCGCGAGGTGTTCCCGCGCATCTACTTCGACAAAGACAAGACCGGGCGCCTGGTGGAGTGCTTGAAGCGCTACCGCAGGCACATCAACCAGCAGACCCGAGAGCCAGGCCAGCCGCTGCACGACGCATACAGCCATGGTGCGGATGCTTTCCGCTATCTCGCATTGGTGGCTGACCAACTGAGCAACGACGAGTGGGGCGGAGCGATCCGCTATCAAAAGCTGAGCTACGCATGACAAACCACACGGTATATGTTGATCCTGAGATAGGCGCGTTTGTCAACGGGCGCCCGATCAATACGCATTGGTTGGTCGTGGAGCGCGACGAAGACCTTAAGACTGTGCGCCGTCAGTCTGTTGCAGGCCTGGAGGCAGCCTACGCGTTGGCGAACCAATGGCGTTCAGAGCTTGCCGCGCAAAACATGACGCCAATCGAGCAGATGCATCAGGTGTTGCAGGCTGAGTGGCTTGCATCAAACCCGGCAAATTGCATTGCTTTCAAGGCAGACATGCGCGATGTCGTGCAATGGATTTGCTATTGCACCAAGCACCCGCCAGTTACCTATAACTTCTACAACGTCATGCAGCAGCATGGTGTGCCGTTGCCTTCATATGGCAAAGACGATATCGCAAAGGCTCTCAATAGCCTCGCGCCGCACAAGCTGTTTGCAAACGTCAATACACCCGAGTAATTTCCAAAGGCATCGCTGAGAAGCGACCCATACATGAAATACAGCAAACCCGAACTCACCGCCATCCTGGAAAAGGAGCTGCGGCAGTCACTGGGTGCGCCCGGCACGGAGATCAGCCGCATCCGTCTGCGCAATCTCCAGTACTACAAGGCCGAAGCAACGGGCGAACTTGCAGCCCCTGACATTCCAGACCGCTCCAGCATCGTTTCGTCTGACGTTGCTGATACGGTCAATTGGATGCTCCCCTCGCTTCTGCGCCCGTTTGTGCAGTCGCAAGACGCCATGGAGTGCGAGCCATCAAGTCCTGAGTATGTGCAGGACGCGAAGATCGCCGGAGAGTACCTCAAGCTCCTTTTCTGGAAGCGCAATCGCGGGTTCAACTTCCTGCACCAATGGTTCCTGGATGGCCTGATTCAGAAAGTCGGCTTTGGCAAGGTCTTTTGGGAAGAGTACGAAGAAGACGCCGAGGAAAGCTACCAAGGCCTGTTGCCTGAACAGGTCGAGGAACTGCTGAAAGACTCTGATGTAGAGCCTGTAAGCCAGGAATCGCGCGAGATCATGGTGGAAGGCCAGCCGCTGGAGGTGTGGGACATCACCGTCAAGCGCGTGGAGAAAAAGGGCCGCTGCCGTGTGATGGGTTGCCCGCCCGAGGAAATGCGCGTGCATCCTCGGTCACGTTACGGCGAGCCGCTGACCTTCATTGCGCACCAGTTCTACAAGACCCGCGCAGAGCTGGAGGCTGATGATTACGACCTGACCAATGTGGCCGCCGAGGATGGCTGGCACATGGAGCAAATCGAGCGCGCTGCAACACAGACGCCGTGGTTCTTCGATCAATCAGACGGTGAGCTGGAGCGCTACCTGTGCTCTGAGTGCTACATCAAGCTGGACCAGGACAACGACGGCATCCCTGAATGGCGCCGGGTGTTCATGATCGGCAGCACGATCAAAGAGGATGAGAAGGTGGACGACCATCCGTTCGTCTTCTTCTGCCCCAACCCGATGCCGCATGTGTTCTTCGGTGAATGCCCGGCGGATCAGGCCCTGCAGCCGCAACGCCTGCGCACATCGCTGATGCGTGCTGTGGCCGACAACGTGTATCTGTCGGTCAACCAGCGTACGGGGATTGTCGAAGGCCAAGTGAACCTCGACGACCTGCTGAACAACCGCCCCGGTGGTGTGGTGCGCATGAAGAGCATCGGCGCCCTGCAGCCAATCCCGCAGGGTGGACTGGATCAAAGCGCCTGGCAGTTCGTGGAGTGGGGTGAGCAGTGGCGCGAACAACGCACCGGCTTCACGCGCTACTCGCAAGGCCTGTCGCCTGATGCGCTGAACCCCACGGCAACGGGTGTTTCGCTGATCACCGAGAAGGCCGACCAACGGATGGAGTTGATGGCCCGCGTGGCCGCTGAGTCCGTGCGCCAGTTGTTCGAGAAGATGATGAAGTGCGTCTGCCGCTACCAGAACAAGGCCGAGCAGGTCGAATTGTTCAAGCAGTGGATGACCATTGATCCTCGGGAGTGGGTGGATGGGTATCACATTCACATCAATGTTGGCCTGGGGACTGGGTCGAAGGACAAGCTTAGCGCTGTCATGTCGCAGATCTTCCAGATGTGTTGGCGCCGATTCAAAATTGAGCCACCGTGCCGATTGAATTTTGAGCCAGGGCTAATGGCCAACCTGTGA